ATCTACGCCAGCGATGTTGCGCTTAACGAACAAGTACACGCTATCCCCGCTAGACTCAGGGAGGCTTGCCGCATCAAGAATCACGCCGTCTGTTTTGAACGTCGACCATGCATAGGTGCCTGATGGCCTATCTACACACATCAATGCAGCAGACCCGTCTGCTAGGACTGCCCACATAATCTGGTATGGCGCGTCAGAATACACCAGCCTAACAACACCAGCGCCCGTGATGGTTGGATGACGTACTGTGAAGTCAGGAGCCTCGAAATCATCTTGGCTGAATTGGTACGAGTAGCCGCGCACTCGCTGGCCAATGCGCTGCACTATCACAACGTCCTTACCTGCGCGCACTGGCTGCACTGTTGGACTAGAGCCATAGCTTGTGTAGGCGCGGGCAATAACACTAAGCGGGGTTACAGGGCCATTATCGCTACCTGACACCGCATATTCGGCGGCATAGGTGAATACGTACAGCCGGTTAGACGGCACAACGTGAAGGATCTGGTCATAGCCATCTAGGTCGCGGCTGATTGCGTCGTTATCGTTAACGCCGGTGGCAAAGTTGAGGTATTCCCCAGATGCCGACATGGTAAGGCGGTTCGGATATTGAGATGTGCCGCCCAATACGAGCCGGCCCTCGAACGAGCAGCCAGCCTTAAAGTGGTCGACTATCTTGCCGGGGCCGGGTGTTGCGGCATACGCCAGTTGTATTAATGACTGCTTGATGCTCCACGAGCCTGCGAATGCATTCGCCAATCCTGTCATTGTTTTGCGAACTACCCCGACAACGACAGTGCTGGATGTAACTGATGTGATCTCGATAATGCCGCTATTGATCTCGACGAACATTCCGATATGACTCATTTGGGCTGTGTTTTTAAATGCAGCAGCCGTGGCAGTCAGCGTGATTGCCCCGCCTACGGTGACATCACCTGTCGGGGTTATCTTGGTTTGTGGGCTGTCGAGCAGGACGAAGTCAGTGGAATACGCGCTGGCTATTGTGCCGGACGTTGGTGCGGACAAGACCGATACAGTTACCTTTGTGCTAGACGTGAACCCAGTGATCTGCAGCAAGCCGTCGTTCAGCTTAATCTGGCGCCCCACATCTGCCGTCTCAAATGCGGCTGTCGCAGCGTCTAGCGTTGTGCCAGTTAGGATGAATGTCGTGTTAAATCGCGTCTCTCCCACTTCGTCGATCGGAGGAACCTGAAACGATACCGGCGACAGCGTAAATAAGATAGGGGTCAGCTTGCTCAATCGGTAAATGCCAGCGCCATCTGTGCGCCATAGCAATAGGAAGTTATCCTGCTGCACGAATACTAGCTTGCTGGCGTCACCCTTCAGCCCGTTCGGCATAGATAGGACGACTGGTACGCCAGCGTCTTTTACGATCTCGCCATTTTGAAGAAAGCGGATCTGGGTGTTCGATACCTCTAGCACATAGGCCGAAGTGGTTGAATAAATGAAGGGGATGAGCCGATTAGCGGATGTCTGCGTTGCCGTCTCTCCGATGTACATGGTGCCAGGCGCGGATACAATTCCGCCCTGCACGACCGTGTGGCAGTTCTCTGCCTTCTTCACGCTGTTCACGTAGAAGGGTAGGTCGACGCGGCCAAATAACTCGGGGCCGATCTCGCCGCCAGTAAATGCAGTCTGCGCAATCTTAACCTTCATCCGATAACCCTCGTCGTGATTAGGCTGGATTCAGGCATTGGCGGAAATGGGTATTCTTGGGCATTGACCGCCTTGGCTTGGTTAATAACCTGCTGGTACTTGCCTTCCATTGACTGCATTAGAGCTGCGCTGCCGGGGATTGCATAGCCAAGCCTAGCCGCGATAGCCCACGATAATGCAGACACCAGAAGTGCGTCGTATGATGCCGGCTCGTCATTCTGCCAGATGTACGACAAGTACAGGGCCGCAACATTCGCGAGCAGCTTGCCCGACTCGATGCGGTAGTCTGCCTGTTCGCCGTTCTGAGTTATGGATAGCACTCGCAAGCAATCAGCAGGGAGAGTGAACTGGTACGCAAAACCGAAGGCAGGAGCTGCTACGTCTGGCGAGATAATGGCGCGCTTTCTTGCGCACGACCATGTGTGCTCACGCAGAACCGAATCGCGCACATCGTCGTAAATATTGGCGCATTGCTTGGCGCGGGTGGTGGTTTCTGTTGGCGGGAATGCTGCGATGGGCGTATCGCCCAAGGCAATCAGCGCCGTGTTGCAAATACTTATCTTGCTGGCCATTCCGAAGCCTCCAAAAACAAAGGGGAGCCGAAGCTCCCCTCTATTCTACATCACGCGCATCAGTCGTGCACGTATGCAAGGTGCAAGGTGATTACCTGGCTGGCCTTGATTCCCGCGCCTGCAACAGTAGAGGTGATCATCTGATCGCCACTGGCTGTGCCGGTGATGTACGTGCCGCCACTAGCTGCCGCAGCCTCACACACAGCGGAGCCTGCAGTGGCGATTGCTGTTGCTGCCAAGTACCGGGCAGCAGATGCGCCATCGCCTACGGTCAGCGTCGAGGACGCTGTGCCGGTAGCGAAGTACAGCTTAGTGAGGTGAGGGATAACGCGCGCGCCATTTGGAAGAGCAGGAACCCAAACCAATACATCGCCAATCTGCGGCATTCCTGTCGCTGGCGCTGTGTATTTCATGGTAGCAAAGCGAACCTTGCCCCCTAGGTCATAGGATTCCACGCGGTTCTGCGGGGCCGCAGCCGTTGGGCTTAGACCGTCGTTCACGTATACAGTAGCCATTTCGCATTACTCCTTATGATTCAACGCAATCGAGACGGATCACGCCGGCATCTTCAGAGCGACCTGCACCAATAGATGCCTTGGCCAGAATCTGCCATGCGTCTTTGTGTGCGAGGTAGTCAACAGATGCAGTAGTGTCCAAGCCGATTCCGTAGTTGATTGCACGCGGAGCGAATGCAAACGCATAACGGTCAGTGCCAACCTTCGGCAACAGAGAGTCAGCCACGCGAATGATCTTGAAGCCCATGTACGTATTCAGCGAACCAGTCACCAGCGCCTTCACGCTGTTGTAGTCCACATCGCGCACAGTGCTGTCATTCAGGAGGTTCTGAATCTGCTGATTGCCAATTACGAGCACGTACGACGGATCATTGCTGAGGCCGTAGGGGTCGTTCTGGTTGGCATTCTGGCCGGTACGACGGAAGAAATCGCTGTCATCCATCTCGGCACCATCAAGCAAGCCTTTCGCTTGGATGATTTTGGCGAGCGTCAAGCCTGTGGCAGACGGAGCGATAATGCTGCTGGCTGGCAAAGCTGACGTGCCGGAGGCGGTGCGCACTGGATTAAGAGCGGCATCAATGATGGCCTTGTCCTTCTGACGGTTAACAGCGCCGATCAACTGGCGGCTGTAAGCATTCATAGGATCGGCCAGCAGCTTCAGCTTATCCATCGAGTCAACGAGTTCAGCCTTATCCAGATTACGCATGTCGGCATAACGTCGAACGTGCGCCATATTGGCATAGGTCAAATCGGAGTGACGCGGACGGTTAACGTCGGCTTCAGTGGTGCCAAGGGTTTCAATGGTGAAGGCTTCACCGACGATGTTACCGGGGCGGCGATTCACCAGCATCTCAAGACGGGAGACTGTCTGCGATGCTAAGAGGTGGAAGTCCTCCGCGAACTTGGTAACAAACGCCTGATCTACAGAGTAGCTCATGGTCGTATTCCTTTTGGTTTAAGAAAATTTACCCATCTCAAACTGTCAAAGGTTGTCGCCGCGTTGCGGAGGCCCATGTATCAGTTATTAGCAAGGCGCTGGCGGGTTAATTCCATCACCTTGTCTTGCAGAATCTTATACCGTGGCGAATGCGGGTTAGTGTAATCAGGGTCGGCTCTCAACTGAGCCATACTCTCATTCACTGCCTGACCATGCGCTGGGCTTCGATCCTCGCCCAACTCGGCTCCTATCTTGGCGAGCAGCCGGAGGGCTGCAGGGTTGTTGCCAATAGTCGCCTTGTCGTCATCGCTACCATACCGCTGGAATGCCTTAATGGCAAGCCCCAGGTTCTGGTCGTATTCTTTGCCCCATGCCTCTTTAAGGGCTGTCTCTGTCTTCTCTCGCGACGGCTCAATGGATGAGCGTATTTCGTCTGCGAGCGAGTACAGGTCAGAGGTGTACTCATCGAATTGTGCTTGAGTCAGTCCAAGCTCATGGGCACGTGCTTTGTGTTGCTCAACCTCTGCCTTAATGGCATCGGTCATCTCAACGCCTTCTGGCAGCTTTACGTCGTACTTATCAGCGGCCTCTGGTGGCGCGTCGCCTGCGCGCATCTTTGTCTCAAGATGCCGGTATGATTTAACCAAGTTAAGATGGTCAACCTCGCCATCTTTGATGAACTTGGCTGGCACTTCATCGCGCCAATCCCCGAACGAGGCTGGCGTTGCTGTGCTAAGTAGGCTATCTGGTGCGGCTGATGCTGGTACAGGTGCGGCCACTGGATCAGTGGTTGTCGCTACTGGCTCAGTCATGGGTATTTACTCCGTGGGTTGGGAAATCATTCTAATGATGTAGCCAATGCAGGCGCGGCGTCCCGCCTTGTATGCGGTCTCTGTCACGCCGTCCTGACCCGAGACAAAGACTTCGCAGTCATA